ATACAGTCCAACAAAAAGTAACTGATGCTAACAAAAAAATAGCTGGTTATATAAGAAATATTAAAAATCAAGTAAAAACCTTTCCTTTTGGAGGTGATAAACTTGTAAACTCAACAAAAGAGTTTAAAAGAATTGCAGCTACCCTTACAGTTCAAGCATCAGAAGATAAAAATTCAAACGCCTCAGCTTTAGATGTTATTAAACAATTCCAAGCAGATCTTGGTACATGGAAAGCTGAACATATTAATGAATCTGGACAAACAAATTGGGATACTGTTTATTTTTCATCATCAAAATTCCTTTATGGTCAAGCTAGTGAAATAATTTCCATTATTGAATCAATTGATGGTCAAAATCTTGCAAAATCTAAAGAAGAGGCTGATAAAGAAGCAGAACGAATAAAAAAACAAAATGAATTAATAAGAAAAGGTTATGATGCTGCTTCTCAAAAGTTAAAAAGAGACGAAGAAATCCGTTCTTTAGCTCCTGATACTTCTGTAGAAACAAAAAACAAAACCGTTTTAAACCTTCAATTATATAATTGGAGACAAGACGCTATAGCGGGAGTAGACAAAAATAATCTTTATAAACTTACATTTACTGCCGATTCATCTAATTCATCTCAAACCGGAACGGCAAATTTAAGTTTAAATTTTTACTATGTAAGATTAGGTCATCTTTTAGATTGGATCCAAAATAATCTTTTAGTTTATGATAATACTAAAAAATTTGATCCCGAAGCTATAACTTTTTCACCTAAAAATAAACCTCAAACTTCCACACAAAATAATAAATTTGTTTCATTAATTCAAAGTAATTCAATATTAACTTCACCAACTTCACCAACACCAACTCCTTTATTTTTTGCACAAACCCCAACCCAAGATCCACCCCCATCAGCTAACCCTATATTTGGAATAGATACGACAGTAAAAACTAATCTTTGCCTAAGATTCCCAGCCCAATTTTCAGCAGATCCAAAAGTTTGCATTATACCAAGTAAATATAATAGTACTTCTACTAAAATACCTTTCCAAAATATTAAATGGGATGTTCTTAGTGATTTACAACAAGTAGCTCCTTATTTTATAGATGGTAATGATTATGCTGCTAATTTAATGAATATATTTGTTAATATAGATCATACTGCTGGATGCGTTGATAAAAATACAGATGCTAATGGTAAAACAAGTTTACTTAAGTTTTTAACAACATTATTTAATGATATAAATGATGCTTTAGGAAATGTTAATAAATTAGAACCTGTTTTTGATGCTGAATCAAATTTATTAAAAATTATTGAGGGGAGTAGCTTAGAAAGAGTTGAAGAATTAATTAATGCTAAAGAAAAACAACTAAATGAAATGGCTGTATTTCAAGTATATGGGATAGGTACAGAAGATACTCCTTATGGTAGTTTTGTGAAAAATGTAGATTTCCAAGTTCAATTGCCTCCAAATATGGCGGCAATGGCTACTATTTCTGCACAAGCATCCGGAAATATAGTTGGTGAAAATGCTACAGGTTTATCTAAACTCAACACAGGTCTTACTGATAGATTAATTACTATAAAATTAGATAAAGATAGTATTGAAGGAGCACAAACCGGTAAAGTAGATCCTAAAACAATATTCCAACAAAATCTCCAATCAGTCCAAAAAGTAATAAATTCTTTATATAAAGATAAATTTTATTCAAAAGATACTATTGATTCCATTAGATCAGCAAATAGAGATATCGCTTTGTATTTAACAGGTAATGATGCTTTAGAAGGTAGTATGCCTGCTCCTTTTTTCATTCCTTTTAATTTAGCTCTTTCTATGGATGGACTTTCAGGAATGAGAAACTATGAACGTTTTTCTATTACAGAACAAATCCTTCCTTATAGTTATAGACCCAACTCAACAACTAATAGAAATGGGGTAATTGATTTCCTTATTAAAGGTATTTCTCATTCTATTAAAGATAATAAGTGGGAAACTAAAATTGAAAGTTTAACAGTAGGTTCGAATAGAAAATGGTCAATTCAAGATTTACAAAATGTTAGTACTCAAAACCAACAATAAATCAAATGCCGTATTATCCTAAAACAAAAATACAAACTAATTTATTCTCTAATGGAGGATTGATTAAGGCATCTGATTTTTCTCCATATGTGGGACCTTATTATAAATTATCTACTGGTCAAAAATATATAGGAATTAATCCCCAAGCAAGACGTTATCCTGATGAATTAATAGATCCCTTAGAATTAGTATCAATCCCAACCCAAGGACTTTATACTGAAATTCAAACATCTTTAGTAAGTACAGGCTCCATCAACACTTATGTCCAGAATTTATCAGAAATACCTACTAGTAAACAAGTACCTGTTCCATATTATCCTGAACCTAGCACCCAAGATTACGAAATAGGATATTTTACAAGATACTTTGTTAAACAAGTTAATGCTTTAAAATTTATTGAAATTAATAAAAAAACATTTGAAAATATGTCATCTCACAATGATTCATATTTGTGGCAATTGTATAAAACAACCTCATTACCTTGGCAGATTAGTGGAAATATAGAAAATGTACTTAACACTAATAGAAAGATAATTAGATTAGAAGAAAAAAATGGTTTTAATGGATTGTCTTTATTTTTAAAAGGAGATTATATTAAGTTTTATCAAACATAATTTAACCAAATTTGGAGACATAAAGTAACTATTGTATATTCCATACAAAATAAGTTATAAATGTTTTGGTTAATCGAAACTCAACATCAAGTTGAGCATCTTATAAATAAAAAATACAAAGAAGCATTTGTGGAAATAATTCCACATCATGATAAAGTACACCCTGCTTTAAATAATGTATCTTTAGTGTATTTTAGACCGTCTAATGAATCAAAAGGATTTATGTTATGTATTGACCATAGTGAGACGTTAAATGTAAATAAGACATTAATAAACGAGTTATTAACGTCAATTGAGTGTCTATGGGTGCGGGATAAGAAAAATGCATTATATTACTTTCAAATTAAGGGCCTGCGCGATATAAACATACTTATTCCTCCGTATATACAAGATTTAACACCAACCCACACATATTTTTACAACAAGTATCCGGATAATCTAACAATAAATAAAATAATCCCGGTAGTTAAACACTATGAAGTGTGTGAAAATATTTATAGTAAGGTAAAACCACATTTTACACAGGATTTACCTCCGTACTTTGACTTTTATAATAATAAATCAACAATCGCATTCTTTGGAATCGAAAAAAATGGAATAAACATAGATGAAACAGTTTTTAATGAATACTTTAGCCAAATCAATCCTCACTATTCAATCAGTGATGATAAAATCTACACCAGTTATAACTTATTTACAACTACACGTAGACCAAGTAACACTTTTAATGGCCTTAATTTTGCCGCACTAAACAAGGATAACGGCTCAAGGAGAAGCTTTATACCAAATGGAAACTTTGTTGAATACGATATTAGCGCATATCATCCTAACCTTGCTGCCCGTTTGGTTTCCTTTGATTTTGATGGACAAGATGTTCACCAAGTCTTCGCGGACATGTATGGGACGAGCTACAAAGAAGCCAAAGAGCTTACGTTTAAGCAACTATACGGAGGCGTATTTAAAGAGTATGAGCACCTTGAATTTTTTCAACAAGTAAAAAAGTTCATTGATGAAAAATGGACTGAATATACGGATTTAGGTGAAGTAGTAGTTCCGGGGTCCGGTTATGTGTTTAAAGCAAGTGAGCTGGAAAACATGAACCCACAAAAGTTATTTAATTATATTTTACAAAACTTGGAAACATCAACAAATGTTTGTATCTTGGTAGCGTTACATAAATTACTAAAAGGTAAGAACACTAAATTAGTATTATATACTTATGACAGTTTCTTACTGGATTATGACGAAAGTGAAAATTTATTAGATGACATAGAAAACATTTTTAAAAACAAAAAATTACAAATAAAGGTTAAGCATGGAAGCAGTTACGATTTTGAATAATCCTTATGATATTTATTGGGAGAAAACTCAATTAAATTACAAAGATTTGAACAATAAGTTATTTTGTACGTTCGTTACTGAAGATGTTCTAGAAGAAATGGTTTCTAGCATATCAGATACATACACTATAATGTATAATAAAATGTTTGTCCTTTTTGTTAAAAGCACAAACGAATATGTTATCACATATAATGTAGATCAAGGAAATATTAATAATATTCCCGTGAACACTATTCTAGTACATAGAAAAAAAGAAACCAACACCTTATATACAATTAATGCTCTAAACGATTTGATTAAAAAATTAAATGGTGGAGTAGTTGATGTTGCATTCAGAGTAAATTGGCAACACTATCAGAATTGTATTCTCCTAACCCAAAATGGAGACTTAAAACAATTGAATACAAAAGTTTACAAGATTGTAGAACTATAATTTGGTATTTTACCAAAGGGTTAGTATATTCACGTTATAAATATAAATTGATTAGTTATGGATTTAAATGAAATGAAAAACAGACTGTCTGCAATGCAGTCAAAATCCGCTGGCAAAGGCGGTGGAGAGAAAAAATCCGTTTTTTGGAAACCATCTGTAGGTAAACAAATTGTTCGCGTTGTACCATCTAAGTACAATAAGAAGAATCCGTTTACTGAAATGTATTTCCATTACGGTATTGGTAAAAACACTATGGTGTCTCCAATCAACTGGGGTGATAAAGATCCTATCGTAGAATTCGCAAAACAATTGCGTAGCACGAGCGACAAAGAAAACTGGCGTTTGGCTAAAAAACTTGATCCTAAAATGCGTATTTTTGTTCCCGTAGTAGTACGTGGTGAAGAGGCAGAAGGTGTTAAGTTGTGGCAATTTGGTAAAGAATTGTATATGGATTTCTTGAACCTTGCTGATAACGAGGACGTAGGAGATTTTACAGATGTAATGAGCGGTCGTGACATTACGTTGACAACAGTAGGTCCTGAAGTAACAGGTACAAATTACAACAAGACTACTATCATGCCTAAAGTTAAAGAAACACCATTGGCAGCTGATAAAGCTGAAATCGAAGCGTTGTTGGATAACCAACCAAACCCAATGGAAGTCTTTAAAAAGTATTCATTCGAAGATATGAAACAAGCACTTCAAGAACACTTGACTCCTGAAGATGAGTATGAAGAAGGTGCTATCATTGATGATGAAAAAGAAGAAGAAGTAATTCCACAATCAACTGGAAAAACTTATTCAATTAAAACTCCTGCTGCTGCTAAAGTAAGCAAAGCAGATAAGTTTGATTCATTATTTGAAGAAGAAGACGACGACTTACCCTTTTAATTAAAAAAACATTATGGCTACAACTAAAAAAAGCGAATCGCTAACGGCTGCTCTCTCCTCTGAACTTAGATCAAATTTCGATTTAACTAAATTTAAGGAAAAGAAAATGCTCAATTCAAATGTAAAATTTAAAGAGCAAAGGTGGATCCCTCTTAGTCCTGCTTTCCAGGAAGTAACCTCAGTACCAGGTATTCCTATGGGCCATATTGTACTTCTTAGAGGTCATAGTGACACAGGTAAAACAACGGCAATGATTGAAGCAGCAGTGTCTGCTCAAAAAATGAAAGTTCTACCTGTGTTTATTATTACCGAAATGAAGTGGAATTGGGAGCATGCTACTCAAATGGGTTTACAAGTAAACGAAATCGTAGATGAAACAACAGGTGAAGTCCTGAATTACGAAGGTAATTTTATTTACGTTGACCGTGAAACACTACACACTATTGAAGATGTAGCTGCTTTTATTCTTGATTTGTTAGATGAACAGAAAAAAGGCAATTTACCTTACGATTTATTGTTCCTTTGGGATTCAATTGGTTCGGTACCTTGTGAATTATCAGTTCGTTCAAATAAAAACAACAATGAATGGAATGCAGGAGCAATGAGTACACAATTTGGTAACAACGTTAACCAAAAAATGACATTGTCTCGTAAAGAATCATCCCCTTATACTAATACTTTGGTTTGTGTTAATAAAGTATGGACAGCAAAAGCTGAAGTACCTATGGGACAACCAAAATTGATGAACAAAGGTGGATTTGCAATGTGGTTTGATGCTACATTTGTAGTAACATTTGGTAATATTTCAAATGCTGGTACATCTAAAATCAAAGCGATTAAAGATGGTAAGCAAGTTGAATTTGCTAAACGAACCAACATCCAGATTGATAAGAACCACATCAATGGTGTTCAATCAAGAGGAAAAATTATTATGACTCCACACGGATTCATTAACGATACTGACAAGGAACTTAAAACATACAAAGATGCACACGCATCTGAATGGATGAAAATTCTTGGAGGTATGGATTTCGATATTTTTGAGGAACAAGATCAATTTGAACCTGAAAATATATTCACACAAGAACCGGATTAATATGAAGAAAAATGAACTATTTAAACTTCTTGACAGTGTAGTTGAGGAGAATGACAGTGTATCAGCTAACAAGTATGATAGAGTACTTTTAATTGATGGATTAAATCTATTCTTTAGGAATTTTGCAATGATGAACATTGTAAATGCCCAAGGAGCACACGTTGGTGGTTTAGGTGGTTTTATGCGTTCATTAGGATCCTTAATTAATCAAATACAACCTACTGCAGTATTTGTAGTATTCGATGGAATGGGTTCTTCCACAAATAGGAAGAACCTACTCCCCGAGTATAAATCAGGTCGTAACTTGACCCGAATTACAAACTGGGAAGTATTTGAAGACCTAGAAGATGAAGATGATGCTAAAATCACCCAAATTGTCCGCATCGCTCATTACCTAAAATGCCTACCAGTTAAAACAGTTGCTATTGATAAAGCTGAAGCAGATGATATTATAGCGTATTATAGTGATATTTTACCAAAAACCTATGGTTCCAAATGTTTTATTGTTTCATCGGATAAAGACTTTATACAACTGGTTAACGACGATGTTATTGTGTATCGTCCAATCGAAAGAGAATATTATACTAAAGATACAGTTAAAGAAAAATTTGGTGTATTAGCAGATAATTTCATCCTATACAAAATGCTACTTGGTGATAATTCAGATAAAATAGCAGGTGTAAAAGGTTTGGGTGCTAAGGGATTATTTAAAAAATTTCCTGAACTATCTACTGATATACTAACCTTAGATGACATTTTCCGAATTGCAGAAGAAAAACATAAGGAACATGTTATTTATGCTCGCATCGCTTTTGAAAGAGATAGACTAGAGCAAAATTATAAAATTATGAACCTTAAAAAACCTTTATTAGACGATAATGATAAAGAATTTTTAAGAGAATTTGCCGAAGAAGATAATTTAGTTTTGAATAGTGAAGCGTTTTTACGATTTTACCACGATGATGGTTTAGGCCATTTAATCAAGAATGTAGAGTTTTGGATTAAAGACACTTTTAAAGTATTAAACAGTTTTAAATAAGAAGTTATATGACATTAAGTAATTTATCTCAGTACGGGATCAGCTTTCAAATCAAAGTACTATCCTCACTATTAACACACAAGGAATTTTTATTAAATATCCATGATGTTCTTAGTGAAGAATATTTTGATAACCAAGCACACAAATGGGTTATTAAAGAAATCCTAAAATATTACCAAAAATACCACACTTGTCCTTCAATGGATGTGTTGAAAGTAGAATTGAAGAAAATTGATAACGAGGTACTTCAAGTAGCCGTTAAAGAACAACTTCGTGAAGCTTACAAATCATCAGATGAAGATTTGAAGTATGTTGAAGAAGAATTTTCAAACTTTTGCAAAAACCAACAATTAAAAACAGCGTTGTTAAGCAGCGTTAATTTCCTTAATGCCGGAGATTATGATACTATTCGTTCATTAATTGATAACGCATTAAAATCGGGTCAAGACAAAAATGTAGGTCATGAGTACAACAAAGAGGTTGAATCTCGTTATAGAGAAGATCACAGAATTGTGGTACCTTGCCCTTGGCCTTCATTTAATGATTTATTGCAAGGTGGTTTAGGTAATGGAGATTTTGGATTGATTTTTGGTAATCCTGGTGGTGGTAAATCCTGGACATTAATTGCTTTAGGTGGTTATGCTGTTAAAATGGGTTATAACGTATTACATTATACATTAGAATTAGGGGAAGATTATGTAGGCCGTCGTTACGATGCTTTTTTCACCAATATTCCAGTTAATAAAATTACAGAACAAAAATACCGATCTAAAGTAGAAGAAGTTATTGGTGATTTACAAGGACAATTAATAATTAAAGAATATTCTCCAGGTAAAGCATCAATGTCTACTATTGAATCACACATTAAAAAATGTATTGATCAAGACTTTAAACCGGATTTGGTTATTATTGATTATGTAGATCTTCTTCGTTCTAAAAGAATGAATCGTGAGCGTAAAGATGAAATAGATGATATTTATGTTAGCACAAAAGCTCTTGCTCGTGAGTTAAGCATCCCCGTATGGTCTGTTTCTCAGGTAAATAGAGCAGGTGCAAAAGATGACGTAATTGAAGGTGATAAAGCTGCAGGTAGCTATGATAAAATCATGATTACCGATGTAGCAATATCCTTATCTCGTAAACGTCAAGATAAAGTTAACGGTACAGGAAGATTTCACATTATGAAAAATAGATATGGTATGGATGGTATGACTTATAATGTTAAGGCAGATACCTCAACAGGTCATTTCGATGTTTCTGAACGTGTTGAAGATGATGAAGAAGAAACAACATCACAAAAATCAGGCACCCCAACCTTTAACACAATTGATTACATGGACAAAAAAGAACTTAGAAACAAATTTTTCGAACTTAACGCCTAATTAAAATTATGACAAATATTACAAAACCTCGGTTAGTGTACAAACCATTTGAGTACCAAGAAGCAGCTGATTACTGGCTTAAACAACAACAAGCACACTGGTTACATACAGAAGTACCAATGATGTCTGATTTAACAGATTGGAATTCAAATTTAAATGAAACTGAAAAAAATGTTATTGGTTCTATCTTAAAAGGATTTGCACAAACTGAAACAGTTGTAAATGATTATTGGTCAGGATTAGTAACAAAATGGTTCCGTAAACCTGAAATTATTATGATGGC